ACTGCGAGGCCTAACGCTAACTGTCCTCCTAATGTACCTGCGGCTAACCCTAAACTTGCTCCAAAAGCTCCAAAGGAGCCGAAAGCAGACGTAAAAGTTCCTGCAGAAAGCGCGGCAGCATTTCCTACTGATAGCCCTACTGCTCCAGGACCTAACAGCATAGCTCCCATACCCGCTGTCATTACTGTAATCGCTACAGCGGCCAGAAGTTTTGCTGCTCCGCTTTTTGACCCCGCAGGAACGGTAGTAATTATCATGTCACCTTCTCTATATAAAAGAAGAGCCTCTGCTTCGTTTCGTATAGGCTTGCCTTCTACTTCAAGAAGAAATCCAATATTCTTTTCGTGACACTCTTGAAGGTATGGCATAAAATTACTAAAATTACATTTCAGACATCGAAAAACTTCAGAGAAAGAATCCGCAACCATGTCAAACTCTTTTCCAAACTTATGTCCTATTTCACCTTCTAAGTAAACTTTACGAGTTTTCATATCTATAAATTCCTACAACGTGCTCTATCCAAAATGGGTATAGAGACTCTCTACAAGAAAGCCTATTTACTGCGTGATGGAAGAAAATATCATTTCCTAAGTACACTCCACAATGGTTTGGCACATCTGCTTCTATTTGAAAAATTAATACATCATTTTTCTGAGGGCTATCTACTTTTACCAGCCCCCAGTTTTTTATCTTATCTTCTGTAAAGTAGTCTAAGCCTTTTTCCCACCAGTCGTCTTCAAACGGGTCTCTTGGAGGTATATGTATTCCTTCCGAAGCAAGCCAGTCTCTTGAAGCTTCAAAACAATCTGCAGTTCCAAAGCTGTACTCTCTTCCAAGCAAAGGAACTACGTTTACTTTGGGCTCCAGTATATTTAACTCCATTTCAGGGTAGCTAAATATGTAGTAAGGAATACCTAATGCATTACAGTTATCTATATCACCTTTGCTTGGAGTATTATCGGCATCTGGGTGATTATGTACTATTCCAATAATATCCATAGTTCTTTTGTACTTCATGTAGTCTGTAGACGACATAATAAAATCATTGTCATCTTCTGCTACGTTTTCACAAGGATAAAATCTTTTTCTTCCTTTTACAACTCCAATTATGCCGCAGGCTTCTCTTGGGTATTCGTTCTCAAAATGCTTTTGTATATCTTCAATCACTTAAATTTTCTCGAGCCAGGGAACCCTCCAAAGGGCAGTGAAACTGCAGTGTTTAATTGTGCGTTTGTATTGTTTCCTTGAAAACGCTTTTTACATCCTGTTAAAGTCTTTGAACACACATCCAATCTTTTCCAGTAGGAGGGACTATTTGCAGGGTTTTTATTTGCAGGAACATCTCTCAATGCTTCCCATATTTGAGTGTGCCCATCGGTTATTGTTTTTACCTTATCGTCTTCATCGTAAGTATCGGAGCTACTCCAAGCAGAAATCGTTGAAATATCTCGAGTAATTAACTCGTCTGTTTCGTCAAAAAATCTTCCGTTTCCATCAAGAGGCCAGTTACACCCTCCTTCGTTGTTGAGCTTTCCTCCTTGGTATCTCCAAACACAGTAACGACCAATAACGTATCTTCCCGGCAGTTTTACACCTTCAACGTCTATAGGGCTTGCTAACTCAAACTCTACCATAATATTATCTTCAGAACTAACCCGGTCAACAATGTATGTTTGACTAGGAAACTCTACAGGGGAAGAGCTCGGATTAGAATCACTCGAAGTGTATGTGTTTGAGAGTAAAGTACGTCTGTACTCTATGCGAGTATTTAATAGGTCTTCATTTTTTAACAAGCCTTCATCCGCAAGAATAGAATATAATGTTTCTTCATCATTCGTTCCGTCTTCATTATTTGAAATAGATCGAGTAAGAGTAGGAATATTTGCTACTCTCAAAGAAGGACGAGGAGATGCTCCTGCTCCATTTATTTCTACTCCATCTATGCCTATAGGAAGTGCAAAGTATTCTTTTAACGGGTAGACTCCTCCAGATATTGTTTTTTGAGGAAAGTAAATATTATTTGTTCCATCATCTAGTCCGTTAAAAATGTAGACTTTTGCACCGCTTGGTAAAGTTACATCAAATAACTCTACGTAAGCATCGTCTATTTCTTGTAATTGTACTGTATCAATTAAGTCTGGCATAATTAAGGCTCATACACTCTTCGTAGTTGACAGTTTAAAGATTGAAAGTTTTCTCTATCATAATTTATATTATATCCATCACAAACAACTTTTAGTGTGCTCGTAGTAAGGCTTCCACTGCTAAAAGTATCTGTAATTACAAAATCAAAGTTTGTTGCGGCTTTATCATCTAAAAATCCTGCTATAAGGGCTATATCTTCTGCTTCTCGATTCTTAAAAGAAATACTAAACATATCTTCTTTCGTATTTATACCATCACGAACTCTTTGTTCGTATCCGTCTCCAAACCGAGCAGTAAGAACTCTGTGCTTAGATTGACGAGAAAGACCGCGGTCTGCTACTGCTTCAAATGCGCTCGAAGCTACTCCTTTAATTGTAGTTACATCTCCTGAAGGTATTGTAAAACTAAATGTAGCCATTATGCTGCTCCATGTTTATTGAGGATTCCGCCTGCTCGCTTCTGGTTATGAAGCTCTTTTTGTACTGCGGCAGCGATAACTTGTCCTAAATTCTCTGCCATTGGACCGTTTGAAGCAGATTGTGTTTGACCATCAGCGGAGACATTTACAGTAACATTGTTTTGCTGATTTGCACCTCCTCTCATTTCTACAGGTATTGAGTTACCGTTAGGTAAAGGTACAATTGCTTCTTTTCCGTGCATCATTACTGGATAGCCAGATTGTGGCCCTTTTGCTATTCCCCCTGTTGCGTATCCTTTTGTAAGACCTCCATATCGAAAGCCTGGTCCTAAACTGCTAAAATTCAACGAAGCTGGATCTACACCACCTGCGTTTACTCCTCCACCCCCTCCCAAAGAAAGAGACCCCAAAGTACTTTCAATTAATTTTACTACAAGTAGCTTAGCGATAATTTGAGCAAGAGCTTCAAGTACTGCTACAGCCATGTTTCCGAAAGCGTCCTTCACACTAGAAGTACCTGTGATAATACTCGAGAAAGCACTGGTCATGCTGCTTTCGAAAGTACTGCCTACTGCTTGTGATATTTGTCCAATGTCAGAAAGTTTTTGCTCCGATAAATCTAATTCTCTATTTGAAGCAGCGATTGCTTCGCCTGCTGCTGTATACGTTTCTGCTATTGCTGTTTCTTGAGCGGAGAAAGCACTATTAGCATTTGTGTTTATAGTGCCCAGGAGAGATGCTTGGCCGCTAGTTAATCCTTGCGTATTAACATCCGTTACCCCTCTTTTCTCATTTAAAACAGCAAGTTCCATCTCAAGACGTTGTTGAGCAATCTCAAACTGAGCTTTTTCTAGATCAAGTTTTGCCAGAGCCAGTGTTTTGTCACGATCTGCTTGAGCTAATTTAAGGTCATTCACTTTTCTTTCTGCTTCTATTCGTGCTTTTTCTGCTACTTCTTCTTCGTTAAAAATAAATCCGGGGAGAGCTGATCTTAGTTTTGCATTTGTAATAGAAAGAGAAGCATTTCGTTTAACTCTTTCTTGTTGTAAACTATTTATTGTTTTTTGCGCAGCAGCTTGTTTATCAAGCATATTAAGTGCTTGAGACTGTAATTGTAAGTTCTTTTCTTTTGTCATGAGGTCTTCTATCCCATGATCCGCTTGAATTTGAGCAATACGGGTTTGTAAGTCTAACTCGTCTCTTTTTAAGTCGTTATTTCCTTTTAAGACTGTTTGTTGAGAAACAAGATTATTATAAATTGTTGTTAAGTTTTCTTTTTCGTCATCGGTAGCGTTTTCCATTCGATACTTTGCCATAGCAACTTTATTTGCCATATCTAATTCAGATGTTTGTAGAGACTCTTTTTTCAATCCAAGATTAAATATTTTATCTTCAATATCAAACTCTAATCTTGTTTGTGTAGCTACTTTTTCTCGTATACCCTGCGCTTTTGCTATGTTTTTATTGTACTCTGTTTGAAATTTTGTGAGGTCTGCTAGCTGCTTTTCTTCTTTTGCTAGCTCGTTTCTTAAAGCTTGTACTCCCGCATTGCTATTAGCAATTCTTTTTTGTAAGTCTGCTATTTTCTTTTCACTTGCGGCAATGGCGTCTGCTTTTCTTTGTTGTCGAGTAGCGGTGCCTCCAGCAAAAATTCCGTCTCCAGTAAATCGGTTAGCATCAGTATTTCTATCTTTTTCTAATTGTGCTCTGGCCGCGTTTAATGCCGCAAAATCTGCTATATTATTTTTATTTCGCTCTGCATTTGCTGCAGCAATTTGTGTTATTCTATCGGATACTATGCCCCCTGCTGTTGTTACCATTTGTTGCACAGGGTCTACTTTACCTCCTGTAAAGTTTCTCATCTGTTGTCGTAACTGGTCTTGATTTCTCGCTAAATTTTCTTGAGCAACTTTTGCGTTAATAGCAGCTTGGCTTAGCTCATTTAATTTATCAATATTTAAATCCATAGGATCTAAGCTATTTAAAAATGCTTGTTGAGTTTTTGCAAGTCCCGGAATTAATTTATCTGTATTCTGAAGCGTTAGTTTGAATGCTTTTTGTGCTTTTGAGTACTCTTCATCATCAAGTAACCCCGCTTGGTTCGCTTGTTTTGCAGCAAGTAACCCTGTAGCGCGACCTGCTAGGTCTGCTGATTGAGCAGCACCGCCTGATTGAGTAATAGACTCTGTAACAGATAAACCAACATCTCTTCGTACCTGAGCCATTCTAACTAGTTCTTCATTTACTCTTTGTAAACTGGAAACATAGTCATCGGTTGCTTTTATTGCTTCTTGAGTTCCTTCTTTTGCGGGATTAAGATAATTAAGTATTGCTTTTCCTAAGTCATAAAGAATAGTTGCTATAGCAACAAACGCTCCCGCAAAAGCACCTACAATTAATACTAGCTGAAGACCTGACGCGAGTCTTGCCCCCCATTTTAATAACCAAGCACCAAACTTAGTTGCTTCTAACTTTGCTTTCAAGTATAGCATATCATAAGAGCGTCCTTGAGCAGCAGTACTAGCAGCAGTAGCGTCTTCTTCCTTGCCTAAGGAAGCAACTCTATGCTGATATGCTTTATTTGCCATTTCAATCTGGTCGTCTGTATAATCAGCAAACGCGCCAGTTCTTGCTTCTAGCTCTCCTTTTAAGATTGCGGTGCTTTGTTTTTCTGCATTGTCTAATAATCTTTTTGCGTTTGCTTGTGCAGAAGCATTGTCACTTGCTCCTGTTAGAAAGTCTAATCCGCTTTTTCCTCCCGCTGTACCTGCGGCACCTGTAGCGCCTACAAAAGCAGCTACAGACTCTGCAGCAAGTTCTTTTTGAGATAGTGCGGCAAGTCTTGCGGCTTCCGCAAGTCTTTGTAATTCTTTTCTTTGAGCTACTAACTCTCGTTTTACTGCAAAAGAAGCTCCTCCAGCGGCTTTTGCGTATTGACCAAAATTAGGAATAAGACTTTTTACAATAAGAGCAGAAAGCGCAGCAAATACTGTAACTAAAGAATTTGTATTATTTGCTAAAAAATCGAATACAGGTCTTAATGAATCAATAACTCCTGTTTTTATGGAGATAAGAAGTTCATCAAAACTAGTAAGAAATCTATTCAAAGCTTCTG